TATTGTAAGGCTGGGACGCATTACTACAATCAAATGGAGTATTATTACCATCTGTATTACTACATGTAATACCAGCACCAACACCAGCATCAGCACCAGGAACACTAGCAGCATCAGTAGCACCAGTAGCATCAGTAGCATCAGTTTCTCCAGTAGCATCAGTTGCTCCAGTAGCACCAGTAGCACCAGTAGCACCAGTAGCATCAGCACCAGTAGCACCATCAGTATCGGCAGCAGTCTCCTCAGTACCGTCGGGTCCATCTAGATTTAAATCATCTAGTTCATCGATTTGTTGATCTAATTGATTAACTATGGAACCGGTTGCAAATCCTTCAGTTGGTCCTTCTCCTCCAGCAGCTTTAAGTAAATTAACTGTTTCAGAAAAACTCTCATCTAATTTTACTATGTATTCTCTGTAATTTGGAGGATAATAATCTACATATTTAGCTTCTTTAATAAAATCACTAAATTCTTGTTTTATTAAGTCATCCCTTGATTCTGAATCTTCATTTTCAGCTAAATATTTATCAACTATATATTCTTTTAATTCATTTTTCTTTTCTTGACGTTTACTAATATACTCAGTCCATTTTCCACTACCAATAGGGGATTCTGCTTCAGGTGGAAACCACTCAGGCAATTCTATATTTTCTTCTCCTTCCATCCCTTCAATAATTAAACTACTATAATCCATAACTTTTCCACTAATATCTCCTAACCCCCATTCTAGGAATGTTTCTTCTTGAAAATCATCCGGTAGTTCGGACCGCATTACTGATATTTTTCCCTTTAAATAACGGACTCCAAAAGATAAACCAGCTATAACTATTATTGCTAAAACTATAAAAATAAGCACATATTTAGGATTATTACTTATTTTTTCAAGGACCTTATTCGTACCCTTTTCAGATACCTCTCCATCCCCACCTCTTTGAAAATTATCAAATAGATCAATAAAATATTTATTATTCATTATATATAATATAATATATAAAAAAAGAAAAGTAAAATACTATACTATACTAAACTTCAGGTATACTTGCCTGTAATGTTATACCACACATCCCTCCTTCACTATCAGAATTTCTTTCAATTCTTATGTATCCGTTCTCTCCCCATCCTTCGCCCCAAGAATTCTTTACAATCCAATAGTCTTTACCATACTCTAAATCATATCCATAACCGACTATTAATACACCATGATCTAATTTATCTCCACACATAGGATCAGAATATATACCACTAGAATAAAATCTAAAAGAAGATACATTTGCCTGGATTGCTACTGATACTGGTTGCTGGGCAACAGCCCGTTTTAATATTTTTTCATTATTAGATACAATATCACCATAATTACTTATTTCAACAACAGTTTTACAATCTTGACAATCCCCTTCTTCGGCCATATATGGATATTCTTCTTCTGAACATAATCCACCATTATTAATAACATATTTAAATCCATTATCCATTAATCCACCCCGACAACCATGATTACCATAATCAGTTGAACAATCCATTAATTGCTGCTCAGAAACATTAAACAAATTACCAGTTTTAATCGATACAATTCCCTCTATACTTCCTGTTGTACTAAATGACCAACATGAACCACAATTTCCTTGATTTTTAACATGTGTTACAGCATTATGTTTACGCCAATCTTTACTAAATGGAACTATAAAATCATCCTCAAAAATGATAATATTTTTCTTTTCTTTAATTTCAAAATAAGTAGAATCATATTTATCCATGTCCGCAAATTCATTTATTTCTAAATTGTAATTATTATCATTATTATCATTATGATCATTTATATATTTCACATTCTTCTTAAATATTTCTAAGTTATCATAGGAAAATGTTTTATTATATTTTAAAATATAATCATTATACTTATTCATATATGTACTATTTACAGATAGAGGGACAGAAATAACATTATTAAATAAAGTCAAAAAACCAAACAATAAGTTAATAATTTTCATTTATTACTAACAATATAAAAAAATAAAATATAGATTATAACATTGACATTATATCATCATCTTTTTTAACAATTATTTTAGGAGGAGGTTGATACATCTTTTTAAACTTATGATAATCATTAAATTTAATGTGTCTTTCTAATTCAGAATTACTTTCATTGTATACATTATATACATCCTCTAAATATTTCATTTTTATTTCTTCGAAATCAGTATCATTACTAAACCATAATGATTCTTGAACCGTTTTAATTTTTGATATTGCCGTTATAACTTTTTCTCGTGTAAATTGCATATTTTCCATTTTTTCTTGATATTTTTTAAATTTAATAATGGCTGCCAAACAAGTTATTGATCCACTTATACTCAATGGTACCATATTAAAAACAACTTTTAATGTTCCATTTTGACCATCATCAAATAAATATAATAATTCATTTCTAAAAGCCTCAATAATAGATAATAATGAAGATATTATTATTATTAATATATTAAATCGATCATACCATAATTTATAAGTAGAATACTTCATCTGTAAAATATTTAAACGATTATCCAATTTATTTAACTTTTTCTGTAAATGTTCTTTAAAGTCTCTCTCGTATTTTAAATTCATTTTCATTTTATCATTTCTCTTATTGTATATAATATCCTTATTCTTTTCAGTAAAATGAGTATATATTTCTTTATTTTCATTTGATAATTCATTTATTAACTCAAGTAAATCAGTTCCAGATGTTAAATTACTATTATCCGAATCAGTTTCATCGGCATTTGTATTCATATTATTCATCCGTATATATAGTTTCACATATAATATTTAATTGTTTAATATTTTCTAATGCCCTCTTTAAATCATATTCATTATTAGTATCCATTGTATTCATTTTTTTTATTTGATTAACCATAAATCGATTATTTGTAAATACTTGTATTAATGTCTCTTTTAATATTTCAATTGTTTTTTTATCATTTTTATTATATTTATTATTTTCAATGTTTTTTTGAGTCTTTATTAATTCTGTTTCCATAGCTTTTATATATTTATGATTAGAAACATCCGATACTATATGTTTCTTCACAATATGCTTTTTCCTATCATTATCAATCATAGTTCTATTTTCAACTTTTCGAAATGGAGATGATGGTAAATTATTATACATCATTTGAAACATATAATGAGAACCCTTTATTATATTTAATATTTAAATTTGAAACATTACATTAAAGAATAATAATAAACCATATTATGAATATTTTTAAAAAAATAATACTTTTTGTAAGTCTGTCCATCATTGATATTTATCTTTTAACATATATTTTACTACAAATGAATAATAATAATCCAGATCCATATTATAATTATTCATTTGATTGTTCAGACTCACATTACGGATGTTGTCATTATATAAATCATTGCTCTATTAATAATAATAATTTATACCTTAACCTAAAAAAAATAAATCAGAATGGCTCAAATTGTCCCAACTATTCAGAAATAATTAATAGTTATACCATTGATAAAGATCATCATCAATGCTCACATAATCCAATAACCCCACAAGGATATCTATTATATTCCGAATGGTTTAACTGTTGTCCTGTAAATATTTTGTGTGATAGTAATACTCTCCCTGAAAACTACACAGAATATAGTGATTCTGAAAGAGCATTAGATTATGGATGGACAACCTTAAAACTACAAAAAGACAATACTATAGATAATCTTTCTGGATGTCCTATGATGGATGATTTTATGATTAATTATAATCATCTATTATTTGAAAATAAAATAAATATATATATCTACGTCCTTTCAATATGTTCGACTATTATAGTATTTATTCTTTGTAATATTCTTAATCACATATCTTCTAAATATAATTATTATGGGCTCGAGGAGGAGGAAGTTGTTCAACCATAATGAATTTATTTTGAATTAAAAGTTTTTCCCATGTGATCTTAATATTATTTACATTATTTTCCTGTATGTTTTGCTTGTGACATTGTTTATAGAAGTTAAAATCTTCTTTTTTATTAGGATATAAATATTCTACGCATTTACAGAAATATAAATTGCATGGATTAAATTCATTGGATTTTACAGAATTAAATAAATTACGAGTGATTCTCATTTTAGTTTTCTTTAATTTTATTAATACAATGTTAATTCAAATTTTTATTTCTACGCGGAGCTTTCTTCATTATTTTTGGTGGGTTATTTATCTTCATTTCAATTGTTTTATAATTAAATTCTCGTTTGGATAATTTTCTATATTGTCTAATTATTCCTTTAATATCACCATCACATAAAGATGAACTGCGCGACCCTATAATTGTATACGCCTCTTTTAAATCCTTAATACTCATATTTTCATAATCTAAAATAAGAAAGAATTCTTCCTCCTCCATTTATATTCATAAGTTTTTAATAAACTAAAATTTATTAGGTAAATCAAATTTATATTTTTTAATATAAAGATTTTAAATTTAATGATTTTAATACGTTTTAAATTATTTAAAAAAAAAATAATAGTATATATTGTAATAAAATGGTGTCGTGTCCGAGTGGTTAAGGAGATAGACTTGAAATCTATTGGGCTTTGCCCGCGCAGGTTCGAACCCTGCCGACACCGATCTTTATCTTTAAAAAAAAAATATTTTTCAAAATTTGAAACTTTATTATTTTATAATAAGCATAGATTAAATAATAATATACTAATGTTTAAATTGAATAATGATTATATAATTGTCCGTGTGGCGCAACTGGATAGCGCGTCAGACTTCTAATCTGAAGGTTGCGGGTTCGATTCCCGTCATGGATACCAGGTAATATTCCCGAGCGGTCAAAGGGGTTAGACTTAAGATCTAATGCAATTCATGCTTCGTGGGTTCGAATCCCACTGTTACCACCGCCTTTCTAGCTCAGTTGGTAGAGCGCAAGACTTTTAATCTTGTGGTCGTGGGTTCGAGTCCCACGGAAGGCACATAGATTAACTACCTTAAGTAGTTCGGATTGAAAAAGTATCAATTCGTTACAGTCCTATTAAGTATGGGTATCCAAGTGGTCAACGGAATCGGTATTTAAAGCGCCGATGCTTTCAATAGCTTCGAAGGTTCGAATCCTTCCCCATATACTTTGTTCCATTAGCTCAGTTGGTTAGAGCATGAGTCTTATGAGCTCAAGGTCGTGGGTTCGAGCCCCACATGGAACACAACAAACTTATGATATATTTTCATAATTTAAGATAGTATTCCCGAGCGGTCAAAGGGGTATGACTCAAGATCATATGCGTGTATGCTTCGTGGGTTCGAATCCCACTACTATCACCAAGGAGAGTGGCGCAGTGGATTAGCGCGCGTGGCTCATAACCACGAGGTCGATTGTTCGATTCAATCCTCTCCTATATTCCTCTATAGCTCAGTTGGCAGAGCGCCCGGCTGTTAACCGGTAGGTCGCAGGTTCGAACCCTGCTGGAGGAGATTCTATGACATATTTTCATAGTAAGGTAATATTCCCGAGCGGTCAAAGGGGTTAGACTTAAGATCTAATGCAATTCATGCTTCGTGGGTTCGAATCCCACTGTTACCACCAGTACGGGTATCCAAGTGGTTAAAGGAATCGGTAATTAAGCACCGGTGCGTAAAGCTTCGAAGGTTCAAATCCTTCCCCGTATACGCCTTTCTAGCTCAGTTGGTAGAGCGCAAGACTTTTAATCTTGTGGTCGTGGGTTCGAGTCCCACGGAAGGCACTTAGATTAACTACCTCAAGTAGTTCGGATTGAAAAAGTATCAATTCGTTACATTATCATATATTTTTTGTTCCTTTAGCTCAGTTGGTTAGAGCATGAGTCTTATGAGCTCAAGGTCGTGGGTTCAAGCCCCACATGGAACACATAATATATACCTTTGTCCGTGTGGCGCAACTGGATAGCGCGTCAGACTTCTAATCTGAAGGTTGCGGGTTCGATTCCCGTCATGGATACTTGGGTTTCGTGGTGAAGTTGGTTATCACAGTAGACTTTGAATCTACAATCCCGGGTTCAAATCCCGGCGAAACCTTTTTCCTGGTGTTTTTACCCAGTGTTTATTTTATTTTTTTTATTCGGTTTATTTTATTTTATCCGGTTTATTTTTAATTTATTTGTCTATTATATAGTATTAATAATGGATAAAGTTAAAACATCGCGTAAGCCATTAAAAGAACGTATTAAACAACGTAGAAGAGATAGAACTAAACGGAAAGATAATAGAATAAAAAATGATATAAAAAAAAAATATATCAAAAAGAAGAGAACTAAAAAAAAATTAGTAAGAGGTAACCAAAAAGGTGGAAATCTATTAAACTTTGATTATGATGCCTTCATGAAGACTGAGCCTGACCCTGACCCTATAAGGATAATTAAGGATATAAATAAAAAAATCAAAGAAGTTAATAATATTAGGGAAGATACACTACATTCGATCTATGTAATGGAAAATTATAACGATATATTGGTTGGAAAATCGGAAGAGCAAGTTCTCAAGAAGATTGAAAATCTTATAGACAAACTTAAAATCACCAAGAAGCCCGAAAAGCAAGCGCCAGTGATTAAAAAGGTAGAAGGAACCATCAATAAAATATTCATCAACGATGAGGAGGCGTCTGGCGTAGCTCAACCGCCTTGGAAAGAGCTGCGCGAGGATGTCCAAGGACCTCTCATGGCCTTAATCAGCAAAAGGGAATATTATCAAATAAAGAGAAAATATAATAAGGTTTATGAAGATGTCAAAAGTAATTTATGGGGGCTTGAAAGGGCAGTAAATGATTTATTATATATTGTAAAACCTTATTTAGGATTTGATGAGATATACTTCCCTGCCCACCACAAGCCCAAAAAAAAGACGTTGAGAAAAGTACCAATCATGCAGAATAAATGTTCTGAATTTGCGAATGTCTCTCTTGAAGATTTTATAATTATTTGCAAGATTATTGGAACAAATTGTTCATATTATGGCGAGGGACCGACGGGGATTCACTGGATACCGAAAGGGCTGCGCGGCAACTATGAGCCCCGTGAGGACAATTTATTCATAAAATCCGAAAAAATCGCCAACGAGTTGGCCTTGATACATATATCTAATAATTCCGAAGATTATTTCAAGCCCCCATATCTTTTGAAGAAACTCAAATATTATTTTATAACCAATATTTACAAACCCGAGCTCCTCAACGACCCCAACGACCCCGGTAAATATAACTCTAAGGACTTTGAAAATAAACTGAAGAAACCCTGGTGGGACGGGCCCCAAAACGCAACTTTGAAAGACTTCGCGTACGAAAATCAGCATAAAATCCTCCACAAGTTTACAATTGGTTACAATAATTTGGATACCATGATCAAGTTTTCTGAGGTATACGAGATTAAGGGAAACGATCTCTTGATAAAATTAAGTAAAAACATTAAAGAACGTCTGAAAGCAATAGAAGCAGCTGAACCTGATGCTGAACCTGATGCTGAAGATGATGATGATGGACCTGATGCTGAAGATGATGCTGGACCTGATTCTGAAGCTGATGCCGACGGGAGCGCTGCCGCGGAGCCCGAGGAGCCGGACCAGGAGCAGGAGGCGCAGGACGAGCAGCAGGCCGCCT